CGAGGCCTGGCGCATGGTGCGCGACGGCTACCGGCGCAAGCTGAGAGGGGAGCGGATATAGATGGCCGACCGACGCCTGGACATCGTGCTGGCCGCCAAGGACATGACCGCCAAGGGTTTTGCAGCGGTACAGGGGCGCATCGCGTCCATAGGGCGCAGCGTGATCAGCCTGCAGGGCAGCCTGCTGGCCCTGGCCGGGGTGGGCGGATTCGGGGCGCTCGGGAAATCCATGATCGACACGGCGGCCTCGTTCGAAAAGCTGGAGATCAAGCTGAACGGCCTGACCAAGGGCAAGGGCAAGGAAACACTGGAGCGGCTGAACGATCTGGCCATCGACCTGCCCGTCAACACGCGGGAACTGGTGGACACCTTCGCCATGATGACGGCCATGGGGCTCAAGCCCATGGAAGAAGAAATGCTGACGCTGGTGGACGTCGCCAGCGTCTTCGGCCAGGAAACCTTGCCGCGCGTGGCCCGCGCCCTGGGGCAGATGCAGACCCTGGGGCGGCTTTCGGCCGAGGAGCTGAACCAACTGTCCGAGGCGGGCATCGATGCCCGCAAGTACCTGACGCAGGCTTTCGGCATGACCGTGGAGGATCTGAAAAAAAGCCAGATTTCCATCGAAGAGATCATCGACGCCATCTGGAAGGGGCTCAATGCCGACTTCGGCGGCCAGGCCAAGGCTGCCATGGACTCATGGGACGGCATGGTGACCCAGTTCAAAAGCAACTGGATGGAGCTTGAGCGCCAGGTGGCCAACGCCGGGATCTTCGAGCTGCTGAAAGACAATTTGTCGGACGTCAACCAGCGCATGTCCGATTTTATCAAGAACAACGACGAGCTGATCCGGCAGAACGTGGCCGAGGCCATCGATGTTTTGACCACCAGCGTGCAGCGGCTGGCCAGCGCCTACGAGAAAATGACCAAGGTGCGCGACTTTGCCTGGAAGTATTTCCCGCCGGCCATGATCTACCGCAACGCCGGCAAGTTGATCGATGAGGAAACGGCGCGGGCCAACCAGGCACAGGGATATTACTCCGGCATGTTTTCCATCGACAACCGGGCCAGCGAGGCGGAATTCCGCGGAAAAGAAATGGCGGGCTACGGCGGCGCGGCGGGCTACCCCTTCGGCGGGCCGGCCCCGTCCGGCGGCGACGGGGCGGCGGCGGATGCCGTGCTGCGCAGCATGGGCCTGGGGCAGGACACCGAGGACAAAATTGACGCGGCCCTGTCCGGCTACATCGACGCCTACCGCGATTTTCTGGACGAGCAAAAAACGCTTAATTCGGAATATCTTATCGCCATCGCCCAGGGCCAGGGCCTCTATAAATTCGACCCCGAGCAGGCCCGCTTCGAGGGCGGCCAGGGCCAGGAGCAGTATGTCAACGAGCTGATCGCCAACATGGAGCGCAGCAGCGACGCCATGAAAACCATGGCCGAGGAGACGAGCTGGAGCATGCAGGGCGCCTTCGCCAATTTTTTCGACGTGACCAGCGAGGGCTTTTTATCCTTGGAGAGCCTGGTGCAGGGGGTGGGGCAGTCCATCACCCGGGCCCTGGCGGACGCATTGAGCAAGCAGGTGGTGGGCAGCACTTTTTCGTTCCTGGGCCTGGCCAGCGCCCATGGCAACGTCTTTTCCGGCGGGCGGCATGTGCCCTTTGCCAAGGGCGGCATCGTGTCCCGTCCGACCGTGTTCCCCTTCGCCAGCGGGATCGGGCTGATGGGCGAGGCCGGGCCGGAGGCCATCATGCCGCTGACCCGCACGCCGGGGGGCGACCTGGGGGTCAAAAGCCAGGGCGGCGGGGGCAACACCTACGTCAACATCCAGGCGGCGGACGCCAAATCGTTTAGCGACATGGTGCGCCGCAACCCCGGCGCGATCATTAAAACCATCAACCAGGCCATCGCCTACAACGGCTCGACGCGGGCCGTGATCCGGGGGACCACCTAATGGCGACTTTTCCCGAATCGAGCCCGACGCCCAACTACCCGCTGATCGTGACCCCGCGCTGGGACACCATCGTGAGCAAGATGGACGGCGGGGCCGAGCAGCGCCGCCAGAAAACGCTTTTCCCGGTCTACGACGTCAAGGTGGTTTACGACGCGCTGTCCAACAGCGAGGCCCGCACGCTGTGGAATTTCTTCATGGCCCGGCGGGGGCGCTACGAGGCCTTTTATATCTACGACATGGCCCTCTTGGCCGGTTCGGCCTTCGACCACGACGGCCAGTTCGTGGGCAGCGGCGACGGCGTCACGGACACCTTCGACCTGCCGGGGCGCTCCACCTCCAGCCAGACCATCTACGTGGACGGGGCCGCCCAGACGCTCACGACCCACTACACCATATCGGCGGGCACGGGGGTTTCCGGGGCCGACCAGGTGGTGTTCGTCACCGCGCCCACGGACGGCACCGTGATCACGGCCGATTTTACCGGTTTTCTGCGCATGCGGGTGCGTTTTGCCGAGGACACCCTGAGCCGGGAGATATTCATGACGACCCTCTCGCGCATCGGCATCACCCTGACCGGGGTGACGGAGTACGCCACATGAGAACCTTCGCCGCCAATTTCACGGCCGAGCTGGCCGCCGAGACCGCGGCCTTCGTGCTGCTGCTGGAGATCGAGACCGCCACCCCGGTTTACTACACCAGCTGCGACATCCCGGTGGTGACGGGCGGCAAGCGCTACACCCCGCGCGAGTTTGCCATCCCGCGCATCGCGGCCGGCAGCGGCTTGTCCGTGGGGTCGATCGAGATCGAATTTGCCAGCGTGGACCAGCTGCTGGCGGCGCTCTTTCTGGGCGAGGACGTGGCCGGGGCCGGGGTGCTGCTTTCCATCGCGGCCATGGGCAGCGACTACCGCGTGGTGACCGACGGCGGATCGGGCGATGCGCTATCCTTTACGGCGGACGACATCACCTTCGGGGCCGCGCCGCTGACCTTCGGCAGCGGGGGCAGCGACATCGTGATGCCGTGGTTCCGGGGGCTGGTCTCGACCTACGACCTGGACGAGACCGACCTCACGGTGACGGTGGTGAACGAGCTGATCCTGTGGAGCAAGAAAACCCTGCGCAAGTGCCAGGCCAGCTGCCCCTGGCCCTTCAAGGGCGACGAGTGCGGCTACAGCGGCGCGGCCACCTGGTGCGACCAGAGCTGGACGCGCTGCACGGCGCTGGCCAACACGGCAAGCTACGGCGGGTTTCGCTTTATCCGGGCCACAATGGAAAAGGAAATCAAGTGGGGGCGGAACTGATGCGGGCGCCCGCCATATCCATGGCCGCGGTGACCGGCCGCTATCTTGGGAAATCCTTTGCCGAGCTGCCCTGCCTGGAGCTGGTCTGTCGCATCTACCGCGACGACCTGGGGGTGGAATTCCCGGAAGCCTTCGAGGGGGTGACGCGGGACGACTTTCTGGAGCGATGGCGGCAGGAACGCCGCGGCCTTGAAAGCCTGATGCTGCGTTTTTTCCAGACCGTCGGCAAACCGGCCGACTCCCGGAGGCCCCGGCGCTGGGATCTACTGGCCTGTATGGGGCGCACCCGGGCGGTGTTTCCGGCCGTCTGCACGGGCCGCGGCCAGGCCATTGCCTCGACCATCAAGGAGGGCGTGGTGATCATCCCGCTGACCAAAATCAACCGGCCCATCATGGCCAGGAGGCTGATCTAATGGCCGAAGCTGTCGCCGGTGCTGGTGTCGGGATCGCCGCCTGGTGGACCGGATTAGGGGCTGCGGGTCAGGTTTACGCCGTATTGGCGGCGGCCAGCGTGGCCTATAGCGCCTACACAGCCATTGACGCCGCCAACCAGAGCGCCCCGGACCTGGAAAGCTCCGGCCACCTGGGCAACACCAAAACCAGCGACGCGTCCCTGCCGCTGATCTACGGCACCTGCCGGGTAGGCTGCAACATCGTGTTCGCCTCCACCACGGGGGGCAACAACAGTTACCTGCACCTGATCGCGGCCCTGGGGGAGGGCCCCGTCGACGCCATCGAGAAGGTCTATTTAAACGGCAAGCCAATCGAGAGCTACACCTCGCTGTCCTACAGTTACACCACCTATACCGGCACGGCCACCCAGACCGTCAACGCCACACTAAACGCCGCAATTCCCAGCTTTACCGACCCCATGCGCCACACGGCCTATATCTACCTGCGGTTGCTGTGGGACAAGGACGGCGAATTCTGGCAGCGCATCCCGGACATCACGGCCCGCGTGAGGGGGCTCAAGGTCTACGACCCGGACAGCGACACCACGGCCTACAGCAACAACCCGGCCCTGTGCTGCTACGACATGCTGACCCGGCCATCGACACGGGGCGGCCTGGGTCTGGACGCCTGGGGCGGGCCGGTGCCGGCCAGCCCGCGCATCGACACGGATCTGATCACCGACGCGGCCGACTACTGCGACACCAAGGGCTGGACCTGCAACATGCCCATCACGATGGACCAGCACTTTATCGACAACCTGGCGCTGATCCTGCCGCTTTTCCGGGGCGACCTGGTCTACTCCGAGACGGTGTTCAAGCTGCTTTTCCGGGACACCAACTACGAGTCCGTGGCCATG